GCTTACTTTGATACGTATGTTGTTATTATGACAGAAGATGGTAAGATTTGGAATAGTGAACCTAATGATCCTACTAAATGGGATGCTTTAAACTATATTACTGCAGAAGCAGAACCTGATAAAGGTGTAGCTTTAGCTAAACACTTTAACTATTTAGTAGCTTTTGGCCAATGGTCTACAGAGTTTTTCTATGATGCAGGTTCAGCTGTTGGTTCACCATTCTTACCTAACCCTACATTCCGTATTGAGTTTGGATGTGCTAATGGTAATTCTGTAGTAGAACTGCAACAGACAGTTGTATGGGTAGCTGTAGGACGTAATACTGGTAGAACCGTTCTTATGTTAGAGGGTACAAAACCTGTACAGATTTCAGATGTTTCTATTGAAAGAATCTTAAATCAATCTAGTTTAACTAATGTTAGATCTTATTCATTAAAAATATCAGGTCATTACTTTTATGTTCTTAACTTACTAGATGATGATTTAACTCTTGTTTGTGATATTAAAACTAAACAATGGTCTATTTGGACTTCCTTTGTTAATGGCCAAGAAACTATATTAGATGGTGTATTTTATACTTCTTTTAATAATGAAGCTTATGCACTTGACAATGACAACGGAGTGTTGTATAATATTAGTGAGCACAATTATACTGATTTAGTTGGACCTATTCAATATAGAGTCAGAACACCTTTAATAGATGCCCAATCTACTATGCGTAAATTTATAGGTAGACTTGAGGTAGTAGGTGACAAGATTGGTGCTACACTCCGTATACGACATACAGATGATGACTATCAAAACTGGTCTCAATATCGTAATGTTGATCTAAATGCTACAAGAAGTGTTTTATATCAAAATGGAAACTTTAGACGACGAGCCTATGAATTTTTCTGCACAGACAACCAGCCACTTAGATTGCAAGCTCTTGAAATGGACCTTGACGCAGGAACAAACTAAAGCTATTGAAAAAGCCTATGAAGGCTATAAAGATTCAAGAGAGTGTTCTTTTGAAGAGTTTTGTGAAAGAGTTAGAAATTTTAGTATTATTCCTGTAGAGAATAAAAATGGTATTGTTGGAGCTATTATGATTCGTAAGAATGAATTCCACATATCAGTTACTGAACCTTTTAATATGCGTAAATATATTAGAACAGTATTTAATCCTCTATTTAAGAATTATTTAGAAGTAGTTACAACTGTTATAAAAAGTAATACTAAAGGACTACAATTTGTTAAACGTATTGGTTTTGAAGAAGTTAATCGTAAAGATAACATTATTTATTTAAGGACGGATCATGGGTGGAGTTGTTGATGCAGTTGGAGGAATAGTTGGAGGAGTAGCCGACGCTGTAGGTGGCGCTGTAAGTGGCGTTGTTGACGTTGTAGGAAGTGTTACTAAATCTTTAGGGCCTGTTGGTACACTAGCTGCTGCTTACTTTGGCATGCCTGCTTTTGGTGCTGCTACAGGCGGATTTTCCGCTTTAAGTGCCCCTAGTATCCTGGGTGGAGGTTTGACGGGAGCAGGAATGATTACCTCGGGACTACCTGCTATTGGTGGATCATTACTATCTACTGCTGGTGGACTAGGAGTATCTAGTGCTTTTTCTGGAGCTAGTAGTTTTATTGGAGGTCTTGGTGGTTCTCCATATAGTGGTATTGCAGAATCTGTAGGTAGCTTTGGTAAAGGTCTATCTGGTAGTTTCCTTCCTGGTGAATCTGGAGGTATTCCTACTGGTCTAGGTTCTTTAGATAAGTATGGTAGACTTATTAAGAGTGGTATGGATATCTATAATGCTATGAACTATGGTCAAGGTCAGGCTCCTACTGCTGCTCAACAAAGTGCAGATCCTTATGCTCCTTATAGACAACAAGCATCAGAACAACTTAATCAGTTAATGGCTAATCCTAATATGGTTAAAGGTTTACCTGGATATCAATTTGCTCAAGAACAAGGTGCTAAGAATATTCAAAGGCAAGCAGCTGCTACAGGACAATCAATCTCTGGTGGTACTCTAGCTTCCTTACAAAAACAAAGTGCTGCTACAGCAAGTGACTGGTTTAATAACTATGTTAGTGCTTTAACAACACAATCAGGTGCAAGTCAAGCTCCTGCACAAGGTCAAGCAGCTTATAGTACTGCTCAAGATTACCAAGCAAAAGCAGAGAATGCAAAACAAACAGCGTTACTCCAAGGCCTTATGGGTATGGGTGGGGCTATTGGCGGTTTTTTTAGTTAAAGGATAAATTATGGCAGGTATTCCAATGTACTATGGTATTCCAACATCTGGCGAAGTAGAAGCCAAGATGGCTAGGGATAAAATGGATGTTCTTAAAACTCAAGAAAAAGCTATTGAGGTTGATGAGCTTGTTAAAGCTAAAGAGATTATTAAAAAACAAGCTACTCAAAAGTTAGCAGAATCTACAGCTAATAGAGTAGCTCCTACTTCTATTCCTCAAGCAGTTGATGGTTATAATCAACCAGCACCTTCTTCTCAAGCTGTACCTCCTAGAATGGAAGCATTACCAGAAAAGGCTCCTATGCCTTCTTATGAGACTACTATGACTCCTAGTGGAGAAGTTACTCCTATGCCTTCCTTTATGACAGGGGCTGCAACAGAAGCTCGTGCTAAAGAACCTGTTATTGATGAAACTCAACCTGTTGAAGTACCTCAAGAACAGACTGCTGTAGAAGGTTACAGACAACCTCAACAAGAAGCTGTTCCACAACAAGAAAAAGAAGTTCCTCAAACCCCTGTTACTAGAGTTCAAAAAGCTAACCTAGAATATAAAGAAGCTTTTGATCAAGTAGAAGCTGCATATAAAACAGCTGAACTATTTAAACAAAATGGTCTTCTTATTCAATATCAAAAACAACTTAAGGTTGCTGAAGAACTTGAAACTACAAGAACAATGGCTCAAGAGAGACGTATTAAGTCTACTAAAGATTTAATGGATGTTACAGGGGGTATTGCAAATTCTTATGTAGAGATTGCTAGAACTACAGATGATCCCGTTGCATTAAATCGTGCATGGAATTCTGCTCTTATGATGATGGAAATGAAAGGGATTCCTGTTAATGAATTAGCTCAAATTACAGATCCTAATCAACGTTTACAAATTGCACAACAATATGCTACAGCTTCTATGGAAGCAAGTGCTAAACTTAAACTTGAAATGGAACTCTTAAAAGAGAAAGGTAGAAACGATAGAGCTCAAGCTTCATTAGAACTACGTCAAGACCTTGGTGAAAAACGTTTAAGATCACAAGCTCGTAATCAAGAAATGGTTCAGCTACGATTTGAAAAGAGCATGGATTTAAGAGAACGTAATTTTAATCTTAATAGAGCTACTAAAATTATATCTCAAGCTAAAGAAGATCGTAGACAACTTAATACAGAGATTGATGACCTTAACTTTAGAGTTACTGGCTTAAGAGAAAATAGAATATTTATTGATAGGGCTGGTAATAAGCTTACTAAAGAATCTCGTATGCAAGAGATTCAAGATATCCAAAAAGATATTAATAAAATGACATCTCAACGTAATGAACTAACTGATGAAATTGAAGGCTACGAAACTAAGTTTAAAGACATAGGTGTTACTGCTAAAACTAAAGAAGAGCCTGCTAAAGAAGCAGAGCCAGCTAAGACTGCTGAACCTGCTAAAGGTAAAGCTCCTACATCACAAGATATTAATCTAGTTCTTGCTGCTATTAAAGAAAGACCTGATATGCTTAATCAAATTAAAGCAAAATGGGAACAATTACATCCTGGATATAAGTTCGAAGATTACGTAGTACAGGGTACTAAAAACCAATAAGGAGTACTAATGGATCAATTTAATCCTTACTTAGAAGGAATTGACTCTTCTTCGTCTACTGATTCCTATTTCAATAAAATAATTGATCTTGAATCTAAAGGCAAACAATTTGATAATGAAGGTAGACCTTTAACTTCCTCAGCTGGTGCTATAGGTCAAGCCCAAGTCATGCCTAAAACTGCACCTGAAGCAGCTAAACTAGCAGGTCTTGAGTTTGATGATACTAAATATAGAAATGATCCTGCT